GCGAGTATATTAGCCAGGGAGAGCCTTAGTGGTTAGGATGGAGGCTATCAACCACCCACCAGACAATACTGGACCAGCACCAACGTGCTTAGTCCAGCCTCATCTGGTTTTTCTCGCTGTTGGAGCGAAATCGCTCCCACATCTGCTCCTCCGTGAGCAGTTGGTGTGGTTGCGCGAACCACTGGTCGAGGCCATGGTGGGCGATCACCTCCCGCAAAAGAGAGGTTTTCGCCCGAAATTCCTCGGACCCGTGGTGGAACCACTCACCGTGCGCCGAACGCACGATCTCCGACATCTGTTCCCCCTCGCTAACAGATTTGGACTCCACGATAACGCAAAGCATCTTGTGGATACTCTCGACCTCCAGTGGCGCCAGCCACACCTCGTGGTCGCAGTCGAAGAGCCACGATCTCTTCAGGAACGACGCATCGGCGATAGAGATGTATGGTACCGACTCCGCCTCCTTATCAGCCATCGTGTACGTCACCCCCACGCCCCCAAGGGAGCGCTGGATAGACGTGTGATGGAAGTCTGGCACCTCATCACTCACGCCCATGATATTGTCGTCACCGTACGTCAGCAGCGACACGTTCTGGGCGAAGGTGGCCACATCATAGCCACTCTGCTCGTAGGCGTAGCGCATGTACAGGCTGTTGGCGAGCGAGTTAATGATGACCGTGAGAGGATATCCTGAGGGGTTAGACCCCCAGAAGGTCACGAAATCACCATTGAACTCGCACGACGGGTACGCTGTGTCGTGCGCCACACACCAGAGCGACTCGATTTCCTCCACCGAGAAGTTGCCGGACTCCTGCGCCAACTCAATGAGGATCCCAAAACACGTTAGGATCATGTCAGGTGACATGCGCTTGTCGTACGCCTTGTAGTCTCCTGCCACAATCTTGTCCGTGCCATGGACCGTGAGGCGCTCGTACACATCTGACCACTGCTCGCTCGTCGCCACGAGTCCTACCCCACACTCAAAAGCAAAACGGTAGTTCTGGATGAGCCGAACGTGACCCATGAAGAACTTGCGCACCACCAGGCTCCAGTCAAAGGGGGCACCGCAAAAGACCCGCGTCTTTCCGGAGGCCGCCTTGGCCGCGCTCACAGGCTCGTCCTTCAAGTGGCCCGTAAAGACCGGGTGAAAGAGTTCGCCTCGCGCGTAGCGCGCCTCGATGAGTTGCATGCGGTCCAGCACCAGCGTGTCCACACGCACGGGATCCTGCCACACAGCACACGGATCGTCAGGGAGCAAGTGGTAGCGCTTAGAGTGGCAGAAGGGGGCCCCTGCCGACGTGTTGCGCTTGATGCCATCCATGTACGTCACCCCAGGTTGGCCGTTGAGATTGGTCTTCAAGGGGATAGGATGCACCATCTTACGCACCGCACCATCAGGGACGCACTGACGCACATCCGCCAGATAGGCATCAGCACACCTCTGCAACACATCGAGGCGCAAGTCAACGACGGGTGCACACATGTCCTTGGCCGCAATGGCCCAGGGGCGCCAGCCCTTCATGACAGGCGCCTGAAAGTCGGTAGCGATGCCTCGAGGGGCAAGCATTTCGGCGAACATTGATGGACGCACACGAGACCTGGGTGCTGGGCGGAACCCAACGAAAGATCCGTGAACATCACCTGAGCCGACGACATGCCTAAACACGCTCTTGCGATCAAGCGGGCGGAG